GGCGGTTTAAGCCGGTCACGGATTCTACTCTTATGTCGTGAGACATATTGATCTAGGATCTTACCCCTAAACGAAGGAGGATACACTAATGGCACCCAGAACACGTAGCGATGGCTCCCATGTCACAAATGGGACATGGGAACGCTTTGGCGACCGTTCTGGGGGAGGAGTCGTCTATACGAAAGGCCGCACCTGCTTGGACCATACTGGTCCTGGTGATTGCGATCCGTTTAGAGTTGACTCATGGGAACGTAGTGGTGCAGTGATGCACGACCAATTTTCCCAGGGTTATTGGGGAGCGTACTTTCAGAATTATATTACTGATGGTTCGCACGAATCCAATTTCCCTCACATAGGTGTATCAGGTATCACTTCCGATGGAGATGCCGCAATTCAGGGCATTAATAGGTCTAGTCCGTCTTCAGCTTATGTTGACGTACCAGCCAATTTACTCCAACTCGGGGAGCTTACCCACCTCCTTAGCATGGCTGATCCGAAGTCTGATGCGTTAAAGCATCAGCTTCAGTCAGGTGCTAAGAAAGGCGCCAATGCGTATCTCATGCAGCAGTTCGGGCTATTGCCCTATGTGAGCGATTTGCTCAAACTGTGGGAGTTTAACGATCAAGTTGATCGTAGACTCAAAGTCATGAAAAAGCTTGGTGAAGCTAGAGGATACCGGAAGACAATGGAGATCGGGGCGTGGGAATCAAAGACGAGTTTTAATCACGTCTTTCAGTCACAGGGACAGTATTCTGCTTTACCTGTTTCTGGTCACACGATTGTTGGGAAGAAGGTACATTGTAGGTGGTCACCTACTAGTATCCCTATCCCGCAAACCCCACTCCATATGCGTAGACTAGCACAGCGGAGTCTCTTAGGTGTACAGCAAAATGGAATTGATGCTGCTACACTATGGGAGATAACTCCGTGGTCCTGGCTAGTTGACTGGGCTTACGATGTTGGAGGTTATTTAAAAACCTTCCGCAATACGGTCCCAGCCGTCCTCACGAAGATAAACGTGATGGAACACACGCTAACGAGATATACAGCGCCTAGCTGGAAGTGGGACGACTGGTATGGTCGCTCACAATCAGCGTTCACTCTCGTAAGAGAGCAAAAGCGTCGTAGTATCCCGATTGTCGCTCCTTCTGCCCATTTCCCGTTCCTTTCGGGAAATCAGATGGGTATTGTTGCGTCGCTAGCGATAGCGAAGGCGCGATAATTGCCCTCGTTTAGCAACACGACGTAACATACGGAGATAACACATGTTCGCAGATCCGCAAACCCTCACTGTCAATGCAGTGGCCAAAATTCTCAACAAGATCGACGTTGGACATCAGGCTTCTGCCTATCTCCTTCGTACTACTCTTGATGAGTATCGGCTCAACATCAGGAATACCAGTTACACGGATAAGAAGCGTGGGGTCATGATTGACCGTCACAATGTCGAATTCGTGCATACAGTTTTCCCGGTGGCGCCGGCGACGCTCTCGACTGTGCGTAAAGCATATGTCGTGATCGAAAATCAGCAGGGGGATACCCTTGCTGACCCCACTTATGTGGCGTCTGCGCTGTTGACGTGGTTGACTTCGTCGACCAATGCCAACATCACTAAGTTGATGAACCTGGAGTCTTAGACTCTGGGTTGAAACCATGGATAAAAGGATGTCCATGGGTTGGTTTGCTCTCTGCGGCTAGGATCATTAACCCTCCATAATAAGGAAGGCTTATGACTAATAGCCTAGTTAATGCGTTACTCCATGTCCTGCAAGGACTCCGTAAGGACGTCTTAGCAGTATACCCGGACCTTAAGGGCTTCGATCTAGATCTAGAGAGAATCACCCTTAATTGTCAAACTAGAGGCCTAACGGTTTTCACGTTAGATCTCCCGCACCTCGATTCCCTATTACTTAAGGGATTGGAGTGTGGCCGTCTTGAGCTTGAGGGACCGCTTTCTTCTGCGGTTTCAAAGAGCACCAAGGTGCCGAAATTATTTTCGGGACTATGGTTACGGGTGTTTGACAAAGAGTCTTGCTTAATGCAGAGTCCCGACATTAACGCCATATTCTTTCTTCGGCAACTTTGTTGCCTTGGGAAGAAGTTGGAGGTGGATTGCTCACCAGACCGTATACAACAGTCTGTAAAGGCTTTCCACCATGTCGAGAGCAGCCTTCGTAAGCCTACTTTGCAGTGGGCAAACGATCGACTCACGGATGATCATCGACGGTACAGTCTCCATCTTGGGGATTATACTGCCGTTTCTCCTTCAGTACCGCCGTTACTCCAGCTCCTCTGCAAAGAGGATGAGGAGATCACGGAGGTACAAAAGAAAGAGGACTTCCGTCTCTTCGATAGGATCCAGCAAGTAGCTGATCTTATCGTCAACTCCTTTGGACTATGCGATCCAGTCACCTTTTCGGGTGATGAAGAAAGCGAGGCCTTAGGAGTAGGCTTTAAGCACGGGAAAGGTGCTGTGGCAGAGCGCGTCAACCAATTTGAGAAATCAGATTGGAAGTCGTGGTCTGCTAAGCTTCAGAACCGGTTCCCATATGAGTACTGCGGTAGAACCGCAGGAGCTCCTATGGATAGACCAGTCAACCATGAGTTGGCTAGTCGTCTGATGTGCGTTCCGAAGACCGCTAAAGGTCCTCGTCTGATCGCATCTGAATCGGCTCCACAGATGTGGTGCCAACAGATGATATGGAGATGGCTGCAAGTGCAGCTTAGGTCGAATGTCGCAAGACATTTTATCGACTTCCATGATCAGAGCAAATCAGGTGACTTAGTTCTGAAAGCCTCCCTGGACCAGAAGTTAGCAACGGTAGATTTATCCGATGCTAGCGACCGGTTGTCGTGTTGGACCGTGGAACGTTTATTCAGGGCAAATTCTTCCCTACTAAACGCTCTGCACGCCGCACGAACGAGGTACATCAAAGACGAAGTCTCTGATGTTCCGAGCTTCCTGTCATTAAGGAAGTTCGCCTCGCAAGGCACAGCAGCGACGTTCCCCATTCAATCGTTATGCTTCCTATTCATCGCCCTTGGTGTCTCCATCAAAGGTGAGGTTAGTTTGCGCACGATAAGGGAACTTCGCGGCCGAGTCCGCGTATTTGGGGATGATATTATTATCCCCTCTTACGGGTATACGCGATTAATCCGCGTCATGGACTTACTTCAGTTGAAAGTTAACGTATCTAAAAGTTACGTCAACGGCCACTTTCGTGAGTCTTGCGGTGTTGATGGATACATGGGTCACGATGTGACTCCTGTAAAACCAAAAACGTTAATCGCGGACAGTCCGGCGTCTTGCCAGGCTCTCGTTGACACTTCCAACAATCTCTTTAATAAAGGATTATGGCATGCATCTGAGAGCCTTAGAGAC